CAGCCATTTGTCGTAAGTATTCTTCAGAATTATTCATCTTTCCTTGTACTTCCATTCCACTTACAGTACTACTTTCAAATATATCCACCTTTCCTATATTGGTGTTCATTGTTACAGGATAAGTAATACCATCAACTCCAAATCTATTTTTAATGACATGAGCTCTTGCAGTATTTGCAACTTTATCCTCTACTTTTCTACTAACCGACATTACGAAATCTGCAGTCATAACCTTTGAATAAGACTCCGCAACTTTTGATGCATCTATAACTTCTTCCTCTAACGATGAACGATTTGCCTGTGATGCAGTCCATACTGGTAAATCAAATTCACCAGCCATACCTCTTAAGTCCTCGTAAATATTACCTAACTGATGTCTAACCTCTCTTGCTCCACCAACATCCCTAAGTATATCTGCATAATCTACAAGAACTAAATCTGGTTTTATACTTTGTATATCTAATTGTTTAAGATGTGATGCCAAAGTAGGAACTGTTGCAGACCTTGTAGGATAATATTTTATCACCAACTTACCTGGTAATCTCTCAATAACTTTTTTAACATCATCTTGATGATACTTTATGTTTGCAGTAGTGACTCCACTAAAAACAGTATCATATCTTAATCCGACATAAGTTTGATTCAACTCTAAGGTATAATGTACAACTGTTAAACCAGCTTTGACAGCTGCAGAACCCAATACTTGTAACATCCAAGTCTTACCAATACCAGCTGGAGCAACAATAACACCAAGTTCACCTTTACCTAAACCACCATCCATAACCTCGTTTATTACATCCCATGATGTAGAAACCACATCCCTAACAGATTCGGTTAATCTTTCTTCCAAACCCTCTACATAATCATGACCAATATCACGACTACTACCCGCCTTCATAGCCTCATCTATTACTTTTTTTATACCATCATAATTTTGTCCTTCAAGTAATTCCACCGACTCCATGATAGCAGACTTGATAACTTGATTCCTACAAAATTCAAGTGTCTTATTTTTTACATAGTCCAAATCTTCTGATTCGATTTGTCTCCAAGCTTCTTTTAAGTTCTTTACTACAGAGACTTTTAATACATCACTATCTATTTTATCTATCTTAACTTTAAGTACGTCAAGAGTAGGTTTAGTTTTGTACTCAGTAAAATAACCCATTATCATTTTGATAAGTAATTTGTTACCATCTGAATCAAAGTAACTTGGATTAATTATATCGAATATTGTTTGTAGAAATACCTTATCTGATAACAAACAAGATATTATTTTGATTTGAAAATTTGGCCCATACGAAGTTAAAGTATCATTATTCGCCATATAGGTCTTTTTCCTTTTCTTTTAGTATCATTGCAGCTTTTTTATTTCTATAACGTTCACGTGCTTTTTTCTTTATCTTTTCTGAGTTACGCCAGTAGTGTTCCATTTGCCATCTACGTTGAGCTTTTTGTTTCTCATCCTTAGTTAAATATATTCTACGGCGTCCCATATTCAATCTTTTTTTGCGTATTTGTTTAATTGATTGAAAGTAGACAATAACCAACTATCAAGATTAGGTAAAGTATTAAACATTCTGTCTTCTAAAAACATTTGTTGAAATTTTATCTTAGCCAAATTAGGAATCTTTTCGTCAACCTTACTCATTATTTTTAATTTATCTGAATTAGGTATATCAACATCATTGAGTTGCATCAATCTTCTATTGAGAAATAAAGTTTCTTTTGATTCAATAATTTTTCCATAAAAGTTTTTGTTTTCTTTTTCTTTGGCAGTTGCGACTTTCATTACATCTTCTAAGGTATATTGATTTCCATCTGTTAGCCATGGAAAGTTTTTCAACAAAGTTTTTTTACCTATCCCTTTTACACCACTAATGTTATCAGACCTATCACCCTCAAACATTCTTAATAATAAATAATTATTTGGTCTTATTCCATATTCTTCTTCAAAGTTTTCAACATCATATCTTTTTTTCTTCGTGGGTGACCAGACTTTAATTCTATCATCAACCAACTGAAGAAAATCTTTATCAGTAGACATAATATCTATTTTAGAATCTTTCAGAACTTGTTTAGCAATGTAACCTATTGTATCATCAGCCTCTATACCATCGATTGATAAAATTGTTAAAGGTAAATGTTCAAGATATTCTATACACCTACTAAACTGCATCATCATATTTTTACGTTCATCTTCGATGTTGTCAAAACTATGAACTCTATTTAGACGTGTACGTGTTTTTCTATTCTCTTTATAGTTTGAATAATAAGAGCGACGGCGGTTTGACCCACCCTTACCATCAAACACGATGATAGTACGAGTGGGATTTAGAGTTTTTATACTATAACCAATTGACCTAAGAAAGCCAACTATTCCACCAACGTGAATTCCATCCTCGTTAGTAGTTGGCATAACGCTGAATACTCTAATAAAAGTATTCAGGCCATCTATAATCAACACTTTATCGTTTTTTGTTCCGTCCTCTAAATTACCGCCGTTGTTCTTAATACTTTCAAGAATTGAAATGTATCTTTTATTGTTCTTCATCAGGTGTTTCTTCGATTGCTATATCATCAATACCGAAGTTAGGGTCATACTTTAGAATCGAAGCTTCACAAACTTTTTCATAACAATAGTCATACACTTCTGGTCTATCTTTCAATAGAGCATCCCAATCTTTTGATTGAAATTTAATCTCATCCCCATCAAAATCTAAAGTATACCAAGACCCACCTTGTTTAACAATCTTATTATCTTTAAGTACTTGTAATAAACTACCATTGTTATCAAGGCCTGTTTCGAAAAATAAATTAAAGTCAGCACTTCTCATTGGTGGCCCGAGTCTATTCTTAACAACTTGAGCTCTCATTTTCATACCAACCGTATCGTTACCTTTTTTAATTTGTCCAACATTCTTTAATCTAATTCTTGTTGAAGCATGAAATGGTAATGCCTTACCACCACTTGTTGTCCAAGGGTCACCAAACATTACACCTAATTTTTGTCTTAACTGATTAGTAAATACTAAACATATTTTTTGTCTACCAATCATTTGAGTAATCTTTCTCATAGCCTTTGATATGATTATGGCCTTAGAAGTAGCCCAACCATCTTTATCAAAGTCACCAGCTAACTCAGTACGAGTAGTTGCAGCTGCCAAACTATCAACTAAAATAGTAACGAGTCTATCTTTATCTGATTCTCTAATCTTAGTTACGAGTTCTTCGATAGCCTCAAAGATATCTTCTACTGTTTCAAGATGTAGATACAACATACTTCCAACATCAACTCCAATAGCACCTAAAAAGTCTGTACTAACTGAAGTCTCAGTATCTATGTATACTGCAACACCACCTTTCTTTTGGGTCTCTGCTAATATATGGGAACCCAATAAAGATTTACCACTTGATTCTAATCCATTTAACTCTGTTATTCTACCAACAGCAATACCACCATTTGGTCTATTAGATATAGCCAAATCCAAAGTGGTAGAACCTGTAGAAACAAAATCAGTTACATCTGTTGGTGTGGTATCTGAACCATCCAAAAAGTATGCAACTTTTGAATCTTTAAACTTCTTATTGATATCAGAAGCCAAAACATTCGCAAGGTCATCTCTTACTGACATATTTTCTCCTTAAAAAACAAAAGGTGGTTCCAGAAAGACAGAGTCTTAACAGTGGCTCTTAACCTTAGCCACCTTTTTATTTGTGATTTACTTACTGAATAGCTCGTCAAAGGCATCTGTAGTATTAGATACAGGAGTATCAGCTACTTTAGATGTAGATACTGCCTCTTCCACGTCACTATCATCCTCATCATCACTTGGTGTTAACCAAGCCTGTAAAGCCTCTGTCAACTCATCATAAGATAATTCTTGATAAATCTCATTGATGTCTTTCTGATTACTCAAAAAGTTTTCTAACTGAATCTTATCATCAGATAGAGCAGTTTGATTAGGTTTTACTCGGATAGTAGTTTTTGGAAAAGAAGCTCCAACTTCCTCTGCTGTTTTGAATTCGACTACAACGTCACGTCCACTAACAGGATCGGATATATCACCATAATCTGGATCGGCGATGATAGATAGAAGTTCTTGGTAAACTGTTTTACCAAATCCCCAATACTTTACACCCTCGTTTTCTTCACCACGAACAATCACAGGTGCGAAAGTTCTCATTTTGGCTTCTAACTTTTTACCGAGTCTCCAATCCTCACGATTACCACTTGACTTGAGTTTGTTTGCAAATTCCTCAATAGGGTCTGGTCTACCGAAAGAGATAGGTGATAAATAAGATTTCCCGCCTAAATCATAATGAAAAAACAATTCTATAAATGGAATGTCTGTATTTGATTTATTTGGTACTATTCTGATTTGAGTTTTACCAGGTTGTGGCTTCCAAAGATTGGAAGTTCTGGTATTTGTGGTTTGTAACTGATTTAATCGCTTTCTAATTGCATTAATATCCATTAGCTTATCCTTATTTTATTATGTTTCATTTGTCATTAATTGTATCATTCTTGATACATCTATATATAGTGTCTAACCGCACTAAAATGTAATTTAATTTTTCTTTTTTAAAATATTTTTTGGAACTGTCCAAATTCTTCCCATGCTATCTTTGACTCTTATGTGATTTTTTGCTTGTACTTCAGAGTGTTCTTTTACAACTTCATTTTGATACAGCACACCATCAGGAGTCATGTGATTCTTTAAAACTAAATACTTCAATTATAACCTTTGCCTTATCTAACTTCCAAATACTTTTTTCTTTTCCCCATGATATTCATAAGCATGTCCGTTTTCTTTTAGTAATTCATTAACAGACTTATCATGTCCCTTTACAAATATCTCTCCAAGTACACGACCATACTTACCTTTACCATGTGAAATTATACTAAACTTACCATCATCTGAATTTTCTAAAAGGTCTTTTACATAGGCCTTAGCAGCTAAACCTTTTTCTTTTTCAGCTAAATCCCTTGTTCTTGATTCCCAAGTATCAACTCCATAGAATCTGA